ACCACTGAGACAGAAGTTGATGAAATAAATAAAATAAGTTGATATTTATTAGAAAAATTGTAAAATGAAATTCGGAGAATTAAAATCAAAAATAGAAACTTGTTTAACTGAGTCATATAAAAACAAAAACCTTAAAAGAGATCTTTTTGTTTTTGAAGAATTAGTATTAAAGAATAAAAATATTTCACAAGTATTTTTTCTATACGATGAGTTGTCATCTAATAAAGGATTATCAGAATCTGTGGCAAATGAGTTCATAAATGAATCAATTACCGCTTACGAAAACTTAGTTAATAAGATTACTCCGAACCAAATTAAAGAATTAAAAGCTTGGGTTGGTCACATCAAATGTGAGAACACATATAAGAATATTGATGATCTATTCTCATCAAATGTTTTAACTTTAGAGAATAAAATCAAAAGTAAAAAAACAATTTTAGAATCTCTAAAAAACAAAGCTCAAGAACAAAAAGAGGTAATTGAAGTTCCTCTTAATTCTATGATTAATGTTGCGAACAAGACGGTTGAGAAGTATATCTCTTCATTATCAGAATCAGAACAAAAAGAATTAAAAACTATTCTATCAACACCAAAAGAATCTTTAATTGAGAATTATGGTAAAATCAAAGATGAGGTTATTAATAAACTAAATAATCAAAAAGAAGGATCTGATTCTGAAACCCAAGAAACAATTAGTAAAGTTTTAAATAAATTGCAGACCGAATCATTCAACGAGTTGAACTACTATAAGTTGAAACAACTTAACGAGGGTCTTTAATTTTCCTGGGATTTTAATTTTTGAATATAAGCTGCCTTTTGAATCTCGGCTCTTCTCTCAACTGAAGGTTTTGTAAATTCTTTTCTATCAAATAATTTAGCGTTCTGCTTGGTTCTGATAACCTTACCTTTAAGGTCTTTTAATGCTTTCTCAATATTTCCTTTTTTTACTTCTACGTATAACATAAATTTTTAGGTTGTTGATATAAATATAATAATTGGTTACATTTATACAAAAATAAACCTTTAGTGTATGAAAAATATTTATGAAAAAAGGGAAAACCACAAAATTAAGTGGGTATCGCACGTTTAAATCACATTATGGAACAATAGATGCTCAAAACCTAAAATCAATTTACATAAACATCCAAACATGGGTAGAACCCAAAGACGAGGTAGAAAATTGGAACCGAGTCGTGTTAAATATGTCAAGATCAGTTAAACATTGCGTATTAGAACACATAAACAAAGACGTATTTGATACTAAATTCATAGTAGACCTTGATTTACGAACAAGTGGTCTACAACTAAAAAAGAAGTCCTTTATGAATTTAGAGATAAACCTTTTTCTTTTAGAACCTATGGACTTCAAATCACCAAGATTAAAAAAATACGTTAAAAATCTGATCAAAGAAATTTATGGTGATACAATGAATAAAAACAAATACTTCAAATTTTATCTAACAAAAAAGGGAAATCAAAAACCAATAAAGAAAGAAACTGAAACTATTTAGTATTTATAAATAAAATATTAAATGAGCGATTTAAAAATATTAGGTCCAAGAGATTCAGGTCGTGGTATTCTTGTTGAGTACGATGCGGGATACATTGATCCAAACGAGAGAAGAAATCTAAGTTTTATTAGAGAAAATAAAGATATGTTGGATCACTCAAAACCATTTGAATTTTATGCGGTTTTGCAGAAATACAATACCCCAAATAGAAACGGTAGAGTATACCCTGAAAGAATCCTTAAAAGAGAGGCTGAGAATTATAAAAAAATGATTGATAAGGGTATTTCTCTTTCTGAGTTAAATCACCCTGAATCATCTCTAATTGATTTAGACAGAGTATCTCACATAATTACAGAAGTATGGTGGGAAGGTCCAGTTCTGTTAGGTAAATTAAAGTTATTGACAAGTCCTGGTTTCCACGAAAGAGGGATCGTTTCTACAAAAGGGGATTTGGCAGCAAACTACTTACGTCAAGGAGTAACTTTAGGTATTTCTTCTCGTGGTGTAGGATCACTTAAGAAAGTGGGTGAACAAAATGAAGTTCAGGATGATTTTGAACTAATTTGTTTTGACCTCGTTTCTTCACCATCAACACCAGGGGCTTATTTATTTAAAGATCCGAGTGAAAGAATGAATTATGAAGAGAATCTTGATGAAGAGAAAAAAATGCAAGCTGACAGACATATTGGTGAGACGGGATCAAAATCGCTTGACTTAATGAATAGATTGTCCGATTATTTGAATAAATAATTAATTATGGACGAAAAGTATTTTGTAGCAAAGATCACTACTGATATTGTAGATAGTGAATCGGGTAAAGTTAAAAAAGTAAGAGAAGAAAAATTGGTTCGTGGATTTTCGCCAACTGATGTTGAAGCAAAGGTAACGAAAGTTTATGAAAATTATTCTATGGATTGGAGAATCACGGCAATTTCTGAATCAAAGATTGATGAAGTAATTGAGAATTAAGAATAATAATAATTTTCTGGAAATGGGAAAGGACAAAAATGTCTTTTCCCATTTTTTTTTGTCTCAAATGTCCGTAAAGTGAATTTTTTTGAAAGTCATAGATATTTATTTGAAAACTATTTATAAAAAATATGAACAACAATCAAAATGTAGTTGAAGATGCTCTTTTCCAAATCAAGAATTTGGAGGAGACTCTTAAAGAAAATGCAAAAGGAATACTTCAGTCAACAATGAGTGAAGAAATCAAACAATTGGTAAAAGAATCCCTTAAAGAAGCAAAAGACGAGGAGGAGATTGAAGAACAAGAACCTATGGCTGGTGAAGAAGAACTTGACATGGAAACTGAAGTTGAGGATGAAGACATGGACGATGAAATGGAAATGGACTCAGAGATGGACGATGAGGAAATGGACATGGATGATGAAGAAATGGATGTTGATGATGAAGAAACAATTGATTTGACAGACGCGTCAGATGAAGAAGTTTTAAGAGTTTTCAAAGCTATGGGTGATGAAGATGGAATCGTTGTGAAAAAAGAAGGTGGAAACGTTCACTTTAAAGACGGTGATAACGAATACATGATCCAATTGGGAGAATCTGAAATGGAAGATGAACTATATGAAATGGAAGATGAATTAGATGAGGAGATGGAAGACGAAATGGCCGAAGGAATGGACATGGAAGATGAAGTTGAGGAAACTATCTATGAAATCGTAATGGATGATGAAGACGATGATGCTGAAATGGAAGAAGGCTGGTCTTGGGGCGGAGCGCTTACAGGTGGTATCAAAGGTGGTTTAGGTCTTGATGAAGAAGACGACACTGAAATGGACTTTGAGTTTGAAATGGATGAGGAAGAAGACGAAATGGATTTTGAAACAGAAATGGATGAAGAAGAGGAAATGGATGTAGATATGGAAGCTGTTATGGAAGCAGTGAAAAAATCAATCAAACCAAAAGGAGTTGGAATCGGACATGGTCCTAAATTCAATTATGACAAAAAACCTAACATGGACGGAGGTTTTGACGAAAAGAAAAAAGAAGCTTTCGGAAAAGGCGTTAAGGCTATGGGTACAGGTAAAGCCAAATTTGAATATAAGGAAGAAAAGAACTACGGTTCAAACAAACACGAATTCAAACGTAAAAAAGTAAACGGAGTTGAGAAAAAAGCTGGTGACGTTAAAGGTCATTACAAAACTTACGAGAAAAAAGAAACTAAGGAAGCTGCAAGAACTTACGGAAGTGGTTCTAAAGACGGAAGTAGAGGTCTTAGAAAGGCAAGATTAAACAATAGAAATATGAGTTTTGACCCTTTTAAATTACACGAAAGTGCTTCAAATGAAGTTCAATTATTGAGAGAGAAAAATGAAGAATACAAAAAAGCTCTTGATGTATTTAGAACTAAATTAAATGAAGTAGCAGTATTCAACTCAAATTTAGCTTACGCAACACGTTTGTTTACTGAACACTCAACAACAAAACAAGAAAAGATAAATATCTTAAGAAGATTTGATAATGTTGAGTCTTTGAAAGAATCAAAAAATCTTTATAGAACTATCAAAGAAGAATTATCTTCTTCTGCAGGTTCTAATGGAGAACAAAAATTAACTGAGTCAATTGAGAGAACTGTAAACAAAACTGTATCTACAGGTTCATCAGCAAACTTAATTGAATCTAAAACTTATGAAAATCCACAATTCTTAAGAATGAAGGATTTAATGGGAAAAATAAAATAAACATAAACACAAATAATAAAAAACCAAAAAAAATGGGAGCATTATTAGAATCAGGTCTTGTAGGTAACATCGGGTTGAAACACCTTAAAGTTATCAAAGAAGACACAATTAACAAATGGGACAAATTAGGCTTTTTGGAAGGTCTTAAAGGTCACCTTAAAGAAAACGTGGCTCAATTATATGAGAACCAAGCATCTTACTTAATCAACGAAGCATCTTCAGATGGTACTTCTAACGGAGCATTTGAAACAGTTGTTTTCCCTATCGTAAGACGTGTATTCTCTAAATTATTAGCTAACGATATCGTATCAGTACAAGCAATGAACTTACCTATCGGTAAATTGTTCTACTTCGTACCTAAAATTCAGGGTTACCAAAACGAATCATCTTTGAA